TTTTTGTATTTCTCCTTTGCTGCCGGCATACCGCGACATTGGATCGCGCTGTAAACACTCGATAGTGGACGCTTGAGCTTGCGTGCAATTTCAGCCCCGGTATGCGTTGGTGCCATGCGGGCTATCGTTTTTAGCTCTTTCTCTGTGAATGCTGTTCTGCTCATGCTGCGCACCTGTATTCAGTAGTTACGGTTCCCGGCGTACCGGTCGTGAACATTGGATTGCGATCTGACTCCTGCTGGCTAACTTCCATCACTCCTCCGGCGCTTTGATAAACGCAGTACGGTTCCTGATAGACGTGAGCAAGCCACACAGCCTCTTCAATGGCTGCGCTGATATCTGTAAAGGGGGTCATGGTTTATTTTCCGAAGCGGTTAGCCCATTCAGCCGCACGCGCTGACTCGTCACTGAATATGACGTTCTGCTCTGCGCCGAATGCATGAATAATCTCGATCAAATCACGCATCTCGCTGACGCGCATTTTGCTGGTCGACTTACCCAGCACTACAAAGCCACCGTTAATGCCCGGCACCGTGTCCTGCTGATGCTGCGCGGCGCTGAAAATATTTTTCCAGCTCTCTGAGTCCAGCTTCCGTCCGTACCATACGACCTGCTGCGAGATGTCATGCAGGCATGCCCAAAGAAGACGATTTTGGCAAAGAGACCTTGTTGGCTCTTTAATTTCAACGAAGTACCCATCTGGAGCAGAGGCTATCTCCCTGACCGCATTCTTTCTGGCTTGATCGTGGCTTAAAACGAATGTCTTTTTATCCATGACCTACCGCCCTAGCTGGACTCCAGCCTCTTCTCAGCCTTCCATGAATGCAGTTTTCAGAAAGTCCCGTCTCTCTTGCCCACTGAGCAACCGTCAGGCGCTTCCCGTTAGCTTCGATAAATTTGCATCTTCGAGTATTGTTGCTCTGTATTTCTGGCGTCGCCCATCTGCAGTTCTGTGGGCAGTAATCCATGTCGCTATCAATTCGATCAATGCTGCACCCATCAGGCCTTTCACCCATATCGGCAAAAAAGTTTTCGAATGAGAGCCAGCGATCGCATACCTTAATTCCTCTCTGCCCATACCATTTGTATCCGGGAATTTTTGGATTATTGCAGCGAGACTTCATCTGAGCCCAGGATGTGTATGCACCCGTTCTTTTGCCTGTTGGGCTTTGCCCGTGCGTCTTGCTGGATGACTGAACAATTTCACGGTAATAACATCCGCATGATGTAGTTCGCCCACTGGTTAGCGAGTTAGCCATAACGGCTTTTATCACTCCGCAATCACACTTGCATTCATAACGTGCGTGACTTTTACCTTTCGGAGTGACGTAATTCGGGAGCTTTTTTTGAACAAAAAGACGCCCGAACCTCTGGTTTGTAAGGTTCATGAATATCTCTCTGATTTCATTAGTCGGCGGGGAGTTGCTGGATGGCGGTGATGCAGTTCTGTCTGATGCTGTTGTCTCTCAATAGATAACGTTGCGTTTCCACTGCTACCTCCCTTCAAGTGTCTCCACGTAGTCATAGAGGTTGTCTGCTGCTGCACTGAGAAGCAGATCGATAGATTGAGTGTTGTGGCCGCCCTCGCGGATCATCTTCAGTGCGGTTAGGATGGCTGAGCGGGAGTCTTTAACAGGCTGATGCTTTGGTCTGAGGGGGATTACGTTGTTCATGGTCGGTACACCTTAATCGCTGTAACGATGAGTGACGTACAAATATAAATAGTCCCGCAGAGGATGCTTAATTGGTTACCGCTAGCAAGGCCAACTCCTGATAATGCCCCGCCGATACCGGCAATGTAATAATTCATCAGCACCACCTTCTGGTTATTGCACGCTTATGGTCGCCGCCTTTGTCATCGTTGGCGGCTTTCAAAATGTTCCACCACATCACCCTTCCCTCCCATCATTCTCAATCACCCGATAGGCGATGATGTCGAAATCATCCGGCACGTCATTAGTTCGTTGCCAAGCCCAATCATTCCCGCGCTGCCTGCCGTTTACCTCACCATTTCTAAACTTAACTTCCACGCTTGTATCGAGGGTTACGGGGCATTGACTCCCGCCACGCCACTCAATCCAGCCATCATTGCCCTTCTTCTGCTGCTCAATGACGCAGTCGCATTCGATCAGGATTTGCTCACCCCACGGCTGAGTTCCGCCGCTATCTGCCATTCCAGTTCCGCCGCTATCTGCCATTCCAGTTCCGCCGCTATCTGCCATTCCAGTTCCGCCACATTTCTGACATCCACTCTCTTTCTGCTCTAGTACTGGCAGCGCAATCTCAAGGGCTTGCAGGTACTTCTCTTCCCTCAGGCTCAGGCCTACGTGCGGGTTAGCCTGATGCTCACGTAGATGACCAATATCCATGCGTGCAATTTCAGCTGTTAGCTTGCTCATTTGGTTTCTCCTTTGATTTGACTGCGACGCAGAACATGCACTGCCCAGCGACCTAAGCGTATTTCTTTGCGATGACCGAAGATGATTGAGAGTGGCGCCGGGTATAACTTGCGATTGATGACGTTAAGGCCGTAGCCGAAGATGCGGAACCAGAAAGAGCGCCTTGGCTTTCGCTGCCATGCGATGATTTTCAAAAATCACCTCCACTCTTTCTCTTGCCGCCCTTATCGGAACGGGAATCGCCAAACTCTTTCGCAGCTGACTTGACTGCTTCAAGTACTGGCGTGACTACGCCATCTTTGCTGATGGTGTATTTGCCGCGGTTCTCAATCAGCGCTTTAAGCAGGCGCTCTTTCGGGTCAAATGTGAGGCCTATAATTTGCTCGCGGGTCAGGCCGTGAATTACATGTGTCATGATGCAGCCCTCTTGCCAGAGAACAGCTTGCCGGATGCAAACAGCACAGCGTAATGGACGTGCGCTTGGGCGCTGCGCATATGAAGCTCTTCCAGCCTGCCAAGGTCGACAAATATCGGTCCGGTATAGTGCGGTCGGTCAGCGCGGATAAGTGCGGAGATCGCTTCTGCATCTTCATGGTTTAAATTCATTTACTACCCCCATAGCGCCAGTCATTGGCCGGCTGCTGACGTGCATCACGCTCATTCACGAATCGCAGGCACAAAAAAACCGCTTGAAAAGCGGCTTCGTTGGAACTAAACATGTTGCCCCCAAACTATTTACAGGGTAATGCCCCTGTGATTGGTGATTACTTTAATGAATTTTCGCAGAATATCTCTGTCTACCCATGACTTTTCTGAAAGGTGAAAAATCCAAGAGATAATCTGCTCAGGAGATTTGAGTGAATCGAGTGAAATTTCATAACAGTCATCAATTACGCCGTCTGGTAAAGCAATCAGAAGGCTATCGCCTTCAATTTTGATGGCTTCGGACAGCGCGCGTTCTTTTTCTAAGTAGGCAGCAACGTCAACTTTTCCTAATGACATAATGTTCCTTAACAGTGAGTAGTTAGACTTTGGGGGCGAAAGCAGTTTACACAAATGCTTTTATCGATGTTAACACTCAATCTCATGTTCATATCCCTCTGTTCGGAGTTGGCGGATGTCCAGCGGATCCAGCCCGGATAGTGCGCTGCTGAAGTAATAAGGCTTTTCAGCACCAGGCACATGGCGCGATTTGGTGCAGATGATTTCGGTTACGCCTTTCATCTCAGTCTGAGGGTTGTACTTCTCATCCTTGTAAACCATGAAGATCACATCGGCTTCCTGCTCAATGACGCCTGATTCGCGAAGGTCTGCATTGACCGGCCGCTTATTGGCGCGCTGCTCAAGGTTACGGTTCAGCTGGGCAAGCGCGATTACCGGGCAGCGAAGCTCTTTAGCTAGGTTTTTAAGGCCTGTCGCTATCTCACCCACTGACTGATTCATATTCTCCGGATTGGTCATTTTCATCTTCTGCAGGTAATCAACGATGATTACGCCAAGGCCGCCTGTCTGCTTGTGCATGCGGCGGGCCTCTGCCCGGATCTGATGTACGCTTAAAGCGGTTTTATCGTTGATGTGGATTGGCGCCTGCTGGAAATCCTTCATCGCCATGCTCAGCTTCGCCCATGCCGCGTCACAGGTGCTTTTGTTCTCTTCGTTAAGCAATTGCTCTTTGCTAATCCGCGCCCGGTGGTAAGCAATGCGCTGTGAAATCTGCTCGATAGGCATTTCGAGGCTGAAGAACAACACGGGCTTTTTGCTGTGCAGCGCCACACACTCTGTCACCGTAGTGCTGAACATGGTTTTCCCCATGCCTGGCCGGCCGCCAACAACGATAAAGTCTGTGTTGTTGAAGCCACCAAATGCCTCATCGATGGTTTGCATACCCAGCTGAGTGCGATGCTTCCAAATGTCACCGTTGATAATCGACTCAATCTCGTTAATTGAGATGTTGATGCCGTCCATGATGTGACGCGTTCCGGACTCCTGCTGCGTCTCAATGGCGCCAATGTCAGATTGAATACCACCGATGATGTCAGCCAGAGGAACCAGCCCCGGATCCTGCAGTTTGCTGATGCCGGCATTGAGCGCAGCCTGCGCTTTACGCCCCAGCGTCAGCTCTTTCAGCTTGGTGGTGTAGGCTGAAAGGTTGCGTGCTGATGGGGTGTTCTTGGTGATTTCAGCCAGGTATGAGAACCCGCCTGCCAGCTCAATCTCCCCTGTCTGCTCAAGCTCGGCGCTCAGGGTCAACAGGTCGATTTTGGCACCGCTGAAGTGCAGGCGCTTAACTGCACCAATGACCAGGCGATGTGAGGAGCTGGTGAAATCGTCTGCCGTCAGGTTTTCGATGGCGTCCATCGCGGTATCCTGCAGCTCCTCGATGGAAGCAGCCAGAAGTATTGAGCCGATAACGCTCTGCTCGACGTACATATCTGAATATCGGGTGTTGCTGCTCATGCCGTCACTCCCTGTTTCGATTGCTTGTATTCCCTGCGCGCCTGCTCATAGACCTTTGCCCAGTTTTTGGCATCGAGGATCCAGTCGAGGGTCAGCCATGTTTTATCGTGAAGCCCGTCGCACAGCCTGGACTTGCGAATCAGGTCAAACACGGTGGCAATGTGCTTCACCTCACGCCATGCTCCGTTGTTTGTTTTTCCGTTCCAGACAC